TGCTGGAGCGAGTATGGTCGTGCGCACCACCTTCGTTGCCGCCTCAGCGAGTTTGCTGGTATCAGACGTGGCTAGTTTTGCGGCAAGCGCTGGATCTACCCCCGACTTAATCAGCTTCTGCTTGTCGAGCGCGTTGATCTGCGCCAGGAGTGCGGGATTGCCGGTCGTCTTGTATTGCTGCGTGAGCAGTTGGATCTGGGCGGTCAGGTTCTTGCTCGCGTCGGTGTTCGTCTTGACCGCCTGCATGTGGGTAATCTGCGCGTTCAACGCAATGGCATCTTTCGCGGCATTCCCGACGTTGTTTGCCTTCTCAAAGGACAGTATCTTATTGACCTGAGCCTGAAGACCCGCTGCTGACATGCCCCCCTGTTTATCGGCGGCAAATTGCGCTTTCAAGACGGCTAGTTGATCATTCGCGGCCTTCACGCTGTTCTGGCCACTCAACTTGTTCAGAGCTGCTTGCTGGGCTGCTGTTAGTCCTGGCACGCCACCTGAGCCAGAACTCGCTGCCGCCACGGCATCCTGTTGCTTTTTGACCGTCGCCGCGATGCTCGCCGCCGAGGGGATACCAAAACCCACGAGGGAGGTGCCGGTATTCTTCGTCGTTGGACTGCTGCCGATGCCGGGGAGCTTCTGGACAGCGTTGATCGCGCCCTGAATGTTGCCCATCAGGCCACCCAGCTTATCGGATACCCACCCAATTGCGCCACCCAAAACATTCCTCAGCACGTCAGCAATTGTCGCCAGGGCTGGCCCAAACAAGGAGAGGAGCGTCTGCCAAATGGTCAGGATGAGGTTATGGAAACTGGTCATATTGGTAAACAGCCAGATCACCGCAGCGGTCGTGGCGCTGAATGGCAACACGAGCCAGAACAGCACAGTGCCCAACTTGTCGCGCAGCGTGGTCCACAGTGTCAGCACCAGATTATGAAACCAGGTCACGTTGTTGTAGGCCCAAATGACCCCGGCCACGAGCGCCCCGATCGCCAGGATGATGGCGATGATCGGGAACGCGGCCACGGCCAAATTGAGTAATACCTGTACGCCGGCCCACAGTAGAATGGCCCCGCGCACGATTCCCGCCGCCGTGGCCAGCGCAAGCGCGCCGATGACCTGGAGTCCCAATGCACCGTTGACTGCTGCCGTCGCTATGGCCAGGACCGCCTGAGCAAGGGCCACGGCAAGCGAGATGATGCGCAGGGATGCCCAGATACCCACGACAATGCCCAGGATCGTGCCGACGTCCACGAGCAACGTGTGATTGGTGACCAATGCGCCACTTACGCCATTGAGTGATGGCAGCAGGCTAAGAATGGCCCCCAGCATGTTAAAGAACGCCGAGACCATCACCCCTGCCTGCAGAGCCGCCGATCCCAGAATAACGGCCAGGACACTCAACGGCCCCTGGACAGCCTGCCAGACTGCCCCGATGGCCATAAAGACCTGTTGCAGTGCGCCCATCGCTGGCACAAGCCCGCTGGACACGTCTAGCGCCAGCGATGAGATACCAGGAAGCATCCCGTATACCAGGGAGATCGTCGTTGAGGAAATAGTGGACCCTATCTGATTCAGCGTCTGGTTAAGGCCCTGCATCGTCGTATTGAACGCCGACTGCGTGATGCCTGCCCCGTTGGATGCGGTGCCGATGATCTTCAGATTGGTTGCGTACTGCGTCGCCGAGGGGCCCGTCAGCTGCAACTCGGCGCGATAGGCCCGAATATCCGGCAACAATGCACTGAGCAACTTCTGATTGCCACCCGTCGCAGCGTAAATCTGATCGATCATCCCCTGCAGACCCGACTTCTTGAGGTTGCTTGCCGATAGGTCCAGCCCCAGCATGCTGGCAACGTCCATCTGTCCCTTCTTGGGCGCTGTGATGCTCTGGATAAGCCGCGCAAGCTGTGTCGTGGCCAACTGAGCCGGCACACCATGCATGCTCATGGTGGCCACAGCTGCGCCCACCTGCTGCAAGGACACGCCCGCGCTGGCCGCAGCGGGTAACACAGTGGCAAGAGCAGCGGTCAGGTCAGCCATCTGCATCTTACCGCGTACCACGGTCTCGGTCAGGATGTCCTGATACTTTTGAGCCTGATTGGCCCCCGCGCCGTAGGAGCGCAACGAACTGGTAAGAATGTTGGCGACGGGCGCCACGTCGCTCATACCACCGACCGCCGCTGCCTTCGCCGATATGTTGAGAATGTTCATCGCATCGGCGCCCGAGTAGCCGGCCGACGAGATGAGATACATCGCATTAGCTAACGTGGTCGGATTGAAAGGCACCTTTGTGGACATGGCCAGCATGGCAGTGCTGAGTTTTTGTGTACTCGCAGCGGTCTGCCCCGTCAGCGCCTGGATCTTCAGCACTGCTTGCTGATAGTTAGCCGTCATCTTGACGGCGGCGACACCAACCGCAACCGCCGCCGTACCGCCGGCCAGACCAAGCCCCAATAGACTACGCTGTACCCCTGTGAAGGCCGGCCCCGTGAGATTCGTGGCATTGATGACGAGCATGAGAGTACTGGTAGAGACTGCCATCTTCTGTCATGCCCCTTCTACTCATCACCCGCCGAGCTACCAGCCCCACGCCCAGCGCGAGATGCCTCGGCCTCGACCTCAGCCTTGACACCCCAGACGGCCACCTTCCGCATGAGCCGACCGTAGTCAGCTTCATCCAGCTGATTGAATGTCCACCCCGTTTTCTCGATGATCATCGTTTCCAGGATCTCGTGGGACGTTACCTGCGTCACCAGATCCGGGTGTGGCCGGCGCGACTTCACTGCTACCCGTACCTGCTCCAGGAAAGCCGCCCACTTCCGTCTTCAGCACCTCCTTGGGCGCACGGGCATCAATGGCGGTCTGGATAACCTTGCCGTACTCCTCTGGTAACTGCTCTAGGCCCTCCAATGTCCGTGGCCAGGGGAGCGTCCATGAGGCGATCATCCCGAGCATGACGGTCAACTGCTGGATGACCGGGTCGATGTAGGGCTCGATGATATTTCCTAGCTCCTCTTCGCCCTGCTCCTCGACAATGTGCTTCATCTCACTGGCCGACAGGCCACTAGCCTTCGTGGCTGCGCGCAACGCGGCAGCCTCGGCGCGCCTATTCAGCGCCCAAGTTGGGCCACCCTGTTTGAGCGTGACGGTCTCGCCATCTTTCCATGTAGATCCGTGCAAGACCTCTGGTGTCTCTTGTTCTTCTGCCATCTGTCGTTTTCCCTTGCGCGCTTCTCTCTTACGCCTGCTCTGCCTGCCCATCTCGGGGCGATCTACCGACAAAGCGGCCAGAGTGCCCCAGGCTTCAGCCGTGGGGGTGAATGGTTTGTTACGCTATACTGGATGTGTAGCGCACGGCAGACGCGATGAACGTCGGTGCGTTGCCAATCAGACCCTCGCACACCAAGTATCCCGGCAACAGCCGGGTAGTTCGAGCGGACACCTCGGAAATAGCTCGGCCCAGCCGAGAAGCCCCTGGATTTATCCATGGGGAGTGTCACGATGTGGAGTAGGCAGAACTGACCCCGTTAACCACAACGTAAGACAATGGATTAGCCCCGTCGGGAGCGAGGCCCACAAACGGAATATCCTCGGTGATCGGCCCTTTCATGGGGGTCTTGAGCTTGTCCATCGTGTACTTGGCATTGGGGATCGTGATAGTGGTGGAGTTGCTCGCGCCCTTCGACCATCCGAAGACAAGCGATGAGGGCGCCGTGGCCACTGCGAGGGCTGCCGACCATTCCGCCGTCGTCTTGAAGAGCTTGGTGATCGTGCCGCTCACCTTGATGTTTTCGAGGATTTGGTCCGACGGAAAGCCGCTCTGATTGTTGCCATGGAACGCTGAGGTTGGCAGGTCAATGTCTAACTCGAAGGCATCAATGGTCTTGTCGCCGGAACCGCCGCCCAGCAGCGTCGCCGTCTGAAAGTCGCGCCAGGCGTACGGTTGATCAGCTGCTGGCGTCCATGTGGGCGTCGTGGGGGCGATGAGCGTCGGCGGACCTAATCCGGCAAAGGTGATGGTTACCACTGCTGCCTTTTTTCCATCAGACTTGATGACGATCTTGGTGGCATACATGCCGGTATACTGCCAGGACTGGCCGCTCCGATAGACCTCGATACTGATGGGCTTGGCCATCGACAAAGCACCGGTATGGGTATAGGGCGAGCCTGAACCCGTCTTGGTATCCAACAACGCCCCAGCAAAAATAAGCCCCTGGCCCAGCCCTCCACAGAGCTGAAACTGCACATCGCCGCCGTTCGTGCCGTCCTCGGGCACAAGGGCGTCGTCGGCGAACTGCGTGCCGTTGCTGAGTTCGTAGACGGTTGCCTTGGGGTCGGTATCAATGGTGAGTTGGTCGGGCAATAACTTAAGCCAGTTAGCTGAGGCGACCGGCATCCCCGGTGTGACCTCGTAGGCCCAGCCTATCCATGTTCGTGCGCCCGAGCCGGCTGCGGGAGAACCTGCCATGGGTTACCTCCTATTCTGCCGTTGCCGGCGGTGTGGGTTGCGTGACCTCTGGCTGCGCCTGTGGCGTGGTCTCAGCGGCAACCAACGTGGGCGTGACCTCGGGCGCTGCGCTGACTGGCTCTGGATTGACCGCCTGGGCCAGCGTGGCATCCTGCGCCGGAACCACGTCGGGTGCGTCGTCGGTGACCGTAAAGCCAGCCACCGTGCGTGCTATCTCCACCTGCTCTGCCGTGAGGTCGTCACGTGTCTCACCTGCCTCAAAGCGTAGGGCCGTCAGCGGAACAGGCAGCGCGACTGACTGCTCGCCGGTCCATGTCACATGCGTCATCTGCTCTGCTCCTAACTATCCTCTGTGTACTCTTCCTCGACGGTGATCGTGCCAATGCACCCCAACCATACGCCGCCCGCATACTTGAGAAACGGTCCCTCGACGTAGAAGCGCGCGCTAACCTTGCGCCCAGCAAAGGATACTTGGGGGTTACCATCGCCGTCTGGCAGTTCCTGGTTGGTGTGGACACGAAAGATGCCAAAGAGAGTATCCATGTCCGTGTAAATGCTTGTGACGATGTCCTGCTCTGATCGCCCTTGTTGCTTAGCGGGGGCCTGGAGATAGATGAAGGCATACGTGTTCGGATTGCCCGGTGCCTGCTCGCGCGTCCACGTCGCCACCTGTTCCTCGTGGTAATCAAGCGCAGAGAAGATCAGATACGGGCCAGCTCCCAGGCTAGCGGTTTGATAGGGGCGAGCGTAGACAGTGACATCTGGTAAGGCGGTTTGGGCGACGGCCTGAAGGGCGACAAGGGTCTGGATAATCATCAGGGCACCCTGTCTAGCGCCAGCGCTGTCTCAACGACAAAGAAATCACCATACACAGCGAGCGCCGCACTGGCGCGGTCTTGCTCGCTATACAGGGTGTCGATCATCGTCTGATTAGCTGTCGTGCCTGGATGCTGAACACTGCGCGCAAATACTTCGTCGCCACCGACGCCAAAATGCAGCACCAACGCTTCAGCGGGTGTTATCTCGTGAGGCGCTGTGTCCTCAAAAAGAAATTCAACCTCAGGAAGCGCGTTACCAATAGCGCCTCGCCCTATGCCCAGGTCAATCTCTTCCCAGTTATCCTGGATATGTTCCTTGTCGGGCGACGCAAAGGGGTTATCTGAACGCGGTGTGACCGCGCGGATACGCTCAGCGCCATCGTGTACAAGGCTTTTGACCAGGACATCGATCTCGGTCCCCATGGCGGCGATGCGATGCTGAAAGGCGATATCTGCCAGTCGGGCGGCCGTCGTGTCGATGGAAATCACGTGCCGCTTCCTCCCGCCAGGCCAATCAACTGCACCCGGACGATGGCCACCGGATCACTCAGGAGCGCGACCTCACCGACAGGATAGGTTGCGGGATCAGGCACACCCGTGTGACCGTCGATGGATAGGATGGTGACCTTGTCGCCGAGTTCGTATGTGCTGCCGGGCACGTCATAGAGCACACCATTGACGGTTTCGCCGGCTTGATTGAATGTCTCGTCAATGGCCGTCTGCACAAGTCGCACGCGCCTGCTTGTATAGACATCCGTGTCATCCATATGCACGACCGAGACCGTGGCGTTGGGTGGGTAAATGGCAGAGTTACCATTGGCGTCCACCAGGAGATAGCACGTAACCATGCGGCTCACTTCAATGGTACGTGGTGCCTCGACGATGACGACCTGATAGAGACAGCCTTGCGCCGTAATCTGGTCTGAGACACGCACATCCTGCCCCGGAGGGAGGTAGATTAGCCATCGTTCAGCTACGGTGAGTGGCTGCCCTGGCACTGGGGCGTATTCACGATCTGGTCTGATCCGACAAGTCACACTGGCCACCGGGTTACCCCCACGGTTGATGGTGCAGGGTGTGGTGCGCAAGCCGGCCACGCCATTGCGCATCATGGCCAGTGTCTGTGCATTGATCATGGCTGTATCCCTAACGGGTTATAGATGGTCTCTTGTGGCGCGTAGGGTGAGCCGGCATAGGCGGGGTCGTTGGCGTCGTTGAACGGCGACGTGGGTGGGAGCATGGCCTCCTCGGGCGTGATGGGCGCCGTGGTGGTGATAGGCGTGGAGACAGCCCCGCGCCGCTTCTGGGCCTTCGCCTCGATACGCTCAATCTCAGTCTGCACCTGAGCACGCATAGCCCCATAGCCCTTCAGGATGTCACTCAGGTTCACCGAGGCATCCTGGAAGGCATTGAACGTCACCTGCGTCGCGTAGTAGCCCTGTGCCAACTCGATGAGGCGCCGCTTGGTGTACAGCACCTGCAGCTGGTAATCGATTTGGGCATAGGGCGCACACGCCGCCCAGATGTAGGCCACATTCGCGGCCAGGCGCCCATCGGGCGTATCGTTCACCTCCAAGACGAGGAGGTTTTGCTGAGGGCCAGGAGTCAGCGGCGGCATGACTGCGCTTAGGTCCCCGACTCAGTGCTTAGGATGGAGGGCTGGGCCGGTAACCCAATCTGCTGGGTCGTAATCGGTGTCTCCGTGTGTGGCAATCCCTCCTGCAGGCCCATCTCCGGCTCTATGGCAGGCGCCGACGGCACAGCCACGGGCGGCGTGATGACCGAGCCATCCTCACGCACCTTGGCCACAGCACCGACCGAGAGCAGCCACTCAAAGTCGATGTCGGGAAAGTCGGTATCCGTGATCTGCTTGCCGGCCACCCAGTCATCGTTGTCATGGCCCAACTTGGACACCAGAATCTGGTAGACAGTCCCCTTGGGTTGGATCGTTTTCTTCGGAGCAGGCATCGGTTTCGTCACTCCCTTCTGTGTGGCCATCTAGCGGCCTGAAGTCCCGCACGCGGCGGCTCTTGACGGAATTGCACCGCTTGCAGAGCGGTTGGATATTCTCGATGGTGTTGCTACCCCCACGAACGATGGGCACAACATGATCTGGGGTGAGTACCACGGGCTTTCCGTTCGCCTGGATGTCACCCTCTGCAGCGCCACACCACAGACACCGGTTGCCGTACTTCGCTTTGAGAGCCGTCCACTCAGCAGCAGTGTACGTGCCTCCGTTAGCCTTGATGCGTGCCCGACGGGCGTGGTAATGCGCCTTATACTCGTCGGGGTGCGCCTTCTGGTAGGCGCTGTTGTAGGTATGGATGCGCTCGGCGTGCTTCTGCTTGCTCTTCGCCGTGATTTCGACGATGCGGTCTGGGTGTTCCGCGCGCCAAAGGCGGTGACGTTCGAGGACAGCCTCTTTGTTGTCGGCGTAGTAAGCGCGTTGCCGCTCTCGCAGGTCCGGGCGACGACTGTCACGATAGGCCGCCTGTTCCGCGCGTTTGCAAGAGTGGCAGACGGACCGCCTGCCTTTGCCATCACCACGCAAGGGGTAATCTTCGATGGGCAAGCGTTGATGGCAGCGTCCACATTCTTTGTGGGTCTGGGCAGGTTTGGGCGGGCGCTGTGCAGCACGGGAGCGGTTACGCTCGGTAGTCCGCACAACGCCACACGCTTTGCACTCAGAGAGATACTGGCCCGGTCTATCCTTGCGTGGGTAGAACTCACTAACTGGTTTCTCCTGGTGGCACCGACAACATCGCTTACTGGTCGGGAACTCCGTGAGCTTTCGCATGGTTTACCTCCTATTGGAAGTATACCATACTGGACCTTTGGTATCTACGAATGTAGCCCTGATAGCTGCACAATTGCCATCGGGTGCTTGACCACAGGTCCACCGTTATGTCCATCGTGTACCTCAATGCGCCGCGGCGGTCTGCCGGGCGTGGGCTCGACGACAGCCATGTACGGCCCTGGGGCCAGATTGGGGTTGCTGGCATTCCGCGTAAAGCGGTATTCCATGACCGGCTCGCCGGCAGGCCGCGCGCCTACGATGATGCCTGTGCCGTTGCCAATGAACAGCTGCACGTTGCTGCTGTCATCGCGGTAGGTGCCATCATAGACCACGATGTTCGGCAGGTCGTCACCGGTCAGCAAGCTGTTGACCTGCGGCAAGCTCTCGAACGTACCGAGGCCCTGGGTACGCCGACCATACAAGTCAGCGGGGTTGGTATTCTTGATCATGTCGTTCCACGTGCCGCGGTTGATGATCAGAGATGCGTCGCGGCCAAACGACACAGACCAGCCACGCGAGAGCAACTGAATGGCCCGGAGATCAGCCAGAGGCGTGGCCGTCGCGTAGGTGTTCC